ACCATCACTGCAACAATGCACACCAACCTCACCACACTACTCGCAGAAATAGAAGCACAAATCACATGGTCAACACTCCAAGACGACGACGACCTCATACTGATAATGGCATGATTTGGTAGCATTACAGACATGACCACACAGGTAGAAACACGGCGCATCACAACCAACCAATTCGAGTTACGCACCAACGCCACAGGCGACGGCATGTCATTCACAGGATACGCAGCCGTATTCAACTCAGACTCCGAACCACTCCCATTCATTGAACGGATCGCCCCCGGCGCATTCGCCAAATCGTTGCGATCCAAAAACAAAGTCAACCTATACATGAACCACGACTCGACCCTGCTACTCGCATCCACCCGCTCAGGCGCACTACGCCTCACCGAAGACTCCAAAGGATTAGCCGTCGAAGCAGACCTGCCACAAACATCCATCGGCAAAGACCTGTCAATTTTGATGCAACGCGGCGACGTCGACCAAATGTCGTTCGGATTTTCTGTACCATCAGGCGGCGACAAATGGGGTAACGATGGGATGACCCGCGAACTACGCCAAGTGCGTTTGCATGAAGTGAGCGTGCTGACAGGGTTTCCTGCGTATTCTGCGACTTCTGCTTCTGTGCGTTCGTTTGATGCGTTGGCGGTTCGTGCGGGTGTTGACGTTGATCAACTTTCGACAGCGATCGTTGCATTGGAAACAGGCCAGACTTTGACTGCCGATCAGGGTGCGTTGCTGCGTGAAACTGTCGCAAAACTTGAACCAGTTGTCGCCACCGTCGCACCTTCAAGACTAGGGTTGATGCGCAAGCACCTAGATTTAATAAAGACTGTGATATAGTTACAGGCAGTATTTAAGTTGACTGGAGCCAGTCAAAAGTTGTGCGTCGCGGAGCCGTGGCGGTAAGCGAAAATTATCCCTGCTCCGAACCCCTACTTTTGAAAGGTATCCCCTAATCATGAAATCATTCCTTGACCGCCAAGTCGAACTCCGCAACCAAACATGGGAGAAGGCGAAAGTAATTATCGACCTCGCAGAAGCCGAGAACCGTGACCTCTCAGGCGAAGAGCAAGCATCATACGACAAGCACAACGCCGAACTGAACGAGCGTGCCGAAGTCATCACCAAGATGCGTGAAGATGAGGCCCGCGAACTTCGTTTCGATGCCGCTACACGTGAAATCGCTGATCAGGTTCGCCCTGTCAACGGTGGCGCACCAGCATCCGAAACCGACGAGACCGCGATCCGTTCACTGATGGATGGCTCGAAGCGTTCACACGTATTTGAGCAGCGCGACATCACGAAGGCCGCCACTGGCGCTCCTGTCCCTACCTCGTTTTACGACAAGGTAATCATGAAGGCACGTTTAGTTGCCCCAATGCTGGAGACCTCAACAGTCCTCAATACGGCTGGCGGCGAGAACCTACAGATCCCACGCCACAACACTTGGTCGACAGCGATTGTAAACGCCGAAGGTCAAGCGATCACCGAGAACGATCCTACATTCTCGGCGTTCATCACGTTGGGCGCGTTCAAGTATTCGTTCATCGTGCAAGTGTCAACAGAACTCATCGAAGATTCCGGGGTAGATTTCCTCAGTTTCATCGCTGCTCAGACTGGTAACGCACTCGGTTTCGATGTTGGTGCCGCCCTCACGGTCGGTACAGGCACGACACAGCCATTGGGTATCGTTTCGGCTGCAGGGTCGGGCGTAACTGGTGGTACACCTTCCGCGAACGGTGCCACAGCAGACAACCTGATCGACTTGTTCTACACCCTCAACGGCGCATACAGGCTAATGCCAAGCGTCGGCTGGATGATGAACGGCAAGTCAATCGGACAGGTACGCAAACTTAAGACATCAACTGGCGGAGATTTCATCTTCCAACCAGCCTTGTCACTTGGCGCACCAGACACACTGCTCGGCAAGCGACTCATCGAAAACCCTTCGATGGTTGACGCCACGACCAGCGCACTGTCAATCATTGTCGGTGACCTCGAACAGTATTATGTTCGTACAGTCGGCGGCATCAGGTTGGATCGCAGCGACGATTTCGCCTTCAACGCAGGCCTCGTTACGTTCCGAGCGTCCTACCGCGTTGACGGCAACTTGCCGCAGTCAGGCGGAGTCCTCTTTTATAAGGGCGGTACTGCTTGAGCCGTTAGGCTCGGTAATCTTCTGGCTGGGCATCTCGCAGGGGTGCCCAGCCAGATTTATTTCTGGTACACTTTAGAATATAAATGCCCCCACACCGTGTTAAGCGGCTGGGGGTCTGACCACGGAAAGGTGGCCCATGTGAAGCAGTGTAGCAAGTGCGGTGAGCCAAAGCCGCTTGAACAGTTCTACAAAAAACCAACAGGCAAATACGGCGTCGCCGCGCTGTGCAAAGCATGCGATAAGGCTCGATCTCGTGACTGGCGTGTCAAAAACGGCGAGTGGGTGCGTTTGCGCCGCCGTGAATATCGTGCCGCCAATCTTGACAGCGTGCGTGAACGCGGTCGCAATTGGGCTGAGTCCAACCCCGATCGGGTTAAGGCATACATGCGCCAATGGCAGGTCGCCAATCCTGAAGCCTTGCAACTTCACCAACGTCGCCGTCGCGCCCGCAAGGTTGGCAATGGTGTGTTTGTTGTGACTGTCGAAGAGATCAGGCGTATGCTGGGGCAACCTTGCTATCTTTGCAACAATGCACAGAGCGTAGAAATCGATCATGTCATCCCTATCAAAAGGGGCGGCAGGCACGCCATCGGCAACCTGCTGGGTGCTTGCCGTTCGTGTAACGCCCATAAGAGCGCCATGTTTCTGTTTGAGTTCAAAGTGCGCCGCCGCGTGCTAACATCTAACCAAACCTGCGAGAGGGGAAATTGTGAGCCATGCTGATAATCGTAAGAGGGATACCGATAGAACTAGACGACGCAACAGCACAACTGCTGCTGCGCAGAGGAGTGGCGCAAGTACCAGAGATAGCGGACGCACCAATTCCGAATTCGCTCGAATCCTATGGGCAAGTAACGCCCCCTGGTGCCCCACAGGTTACGGTTCCCCCACCGCGCAAATCGTCCCGCGCCTCATCAAAGAAGGTCACGAAACCGCAATCTTAGCGATGTACGGTTTGGAAGGTGCGACTTCAAACTATCAGGGAATCAAAGTTTACCCGCGTGGCGTAGACGGCTACAGCAATGATGTGTTGGTGGCGCATATGCAGGATTGGGCGTCGGGGAATCCTGAGTTGACTCCGTTGTTGTTGACTTTGTTTGATGTTTGGGTTTTCCGCTCGAAGTCGTTTGATCGTTGGCCGAATATTGTTTCGTGGGTTCCTGTTGATCATGCGCCGTGTCCTCCTGATGTTTTGAAGTGGTGTGCGCGGGATAATGTGTTGCCGGTTGCGATGTCTAAGTTTGGTTCGCGGCAGTTGGATGCGGCGGGTGTGCGTAATCTTTATGTGCCGTTGAGTGTTGATAAGGCGTTTAAGCCGACACCGTTTTTGTGTGATGCGTCGGGTGCGCGGGTTACTGGTCGGCAGTTGATGAATGTTGGGGAGGACAGGTTCGTTGTGACGATGGTGGCGGCGAATAAGGGTACGATGCCTGTGCGTAAGGCGTTTGGGGAGAATTTGTTGGCGTTCGCAATTTTTGCGCAGGATCATCCTGATGCGGTGTTGTATTTGCATACGGAGTCGCGTGGGTCGATGGGTGGTATTGATTTGTTGCCGTTGTTGTCGGCTTGTGCGATTTCGCCTGATCAGGTTTCTATTGTGGATCAGTATGCGTATCGGAGTGGGTTTCCTGTTGATGCGTTGGCGGCGATGTATTCGGCGTCTGATGTGTTGTTGGCTCCGTCGTTGGGTGAGGGTTTTGGGATTCCTACTGTTGAGGCGCAGGCGTGTGGTACGCGGGTGATTGTGTCTGATGTGGCGGCGTCTTCGGAGTTGGTTGGGAATGGTTGGCTTGTGGGGGTGCAGCCGTTTTGGAATAGTTATCAGGCGTCTTGGTCGGGTGTGCCGAGGGTGCATGAGATTGTGGATGCTCTGAGAGCGTCCTACGAGGCTCCTAGAGGGGTGGATAGTGAGTCTGTGGCGTTTGCTGCCCAATATGACGCTGACACCGTGTTTGAGGCGTTTTGGAAGCCCGCCATGAAAGAGATCATGGAATGGGCAAACAGGTAACCTAAAACAACTACAAGGAGGCAAAAGTGTTTTATGCACAATTCGCAGCGGTGGTGTTGTCAACATTTTTTGTGATGGTGTTATTTCTGTGGCTTTGCTACAGGTATGTTTACAATCAGACCACCAAACAGACCGAGGAACGGATGCGCGGCCAACGCATACAGGTCACTCACGCGCCCGATGTTTACGATAAGGATTTTGGTGACGCGATTGTTAAGGCCTTGCGGGATTACAAAAACCGACACGGCAATATTTGGTGACTGGCGAACAAATGATTCCTGTCATTATTGTGCCCGTATTGAATCGGTACGATTTGTTGCAGCGTTGCGTCGATTCGATTGACACACCCGTTCAGCATTTGGTTGTCGTCGATAACGGCGGGGCGGCAAAGATCACCGAAAACAGGATGGTTGACAACACATGGGTGTGGTCTATGCCGTCAGGTTTAGGTGTGCCTGTGAGTTGGAATCTTGGGATCAAAGCCACTTCGTTTGCTGATGGCTGGCTGATTGTTGGGTCTGATGTTTGGTTTCCGCCTGGCGTGTTGGAACAGTTTTATTCGACGTGTCGCCCTGACATGATTCAAACTGGCGGGTCGCCTGCGTGGGCATGTTTTTGGATTGGTGCCGAAGTGGTTGCGAAGGTCGGCTTGTTTTGTGAACAGTTTATGCCAATCTATTTTGAGGATTTGGATTATGAACGGCGGGCGAAGCATCATGGGTTTAGGGTGGAGCATTCGTGGTTGGGTATCGGGCATAACAATTCGTCTACGATTCATTCTGATCCGCGTTTGTTGGCGTTGAATGGACGCACTTTTGCTGCGAATCAGGCGTTGTTTGCGCGTCGTTTAGCGGATGGTGCAACACAGTCAGAGGAATGGGATTTGACTCGTCGCCGCGATTTGAGTTGGGATTAGTTGTGATTGTTTATACGGGTGGTACGTTCGATTTGTTTCATGTTGGGCATGTCAGGTTGTTGAAGCATTGCCGTGATTATGCGGG